AGAGATTATCTTCAATAGAAGAAAAAATATAGCAAAAAGAACAACAATTTAATTAGAAATATAATTTCGAAGAATAGACAATTCAATCTCGATTAAAAGATTATGAAAATGTAAGACGTCAATCAATAGATCAATAGCTACAATTTAAACAAATAGAATGTCAAAAGAAAAAAGATTAGTATGAATATTAGCTAGACTTGCTTAGACAAGAAGTTTAGGCGGAAGCCGCTTCACTCTAGACACTGAAGTAGACACGCAAGGCCGCCTACTAGTCTTTATTGAGATAGAAAGAGATAAAAAGTAAAGTAGATGATTATAGGTTAGTTCCATCTAATATAGAACTCTCTGATATTAAAAAATTAGAAAAAGTAAAGATGGAGTTAGCTAAACCTCGTATATTATCCATGTTGATATGGCAGACATACTGGCAACCGCTTGCTAAAGTTAAATTCCCTGTTATCTTAAAAGATAAAACTAAAATGGGAATTTATAAAATAACAAACATTGAAACAAACGAATGTTATATTGGGCAAGCTGTTGATATATATAAAAGATGGAATTAGCATTGTAAAGCAGGTTTAGGTATTGATACCCCGCCTGGTAATAAACTTTATAAAGCTATGCAAGAAAATGGTTTATAGAATTTTACTTTTGAAATTCTATTAGAATGTAATCGAGATGAATTAAATGAAAAAGAAAGATATTTTATCTCGTTATATCAAGCAGATACATATGGATATAATGGAAATATTGGGGTGAATAAAAAATGATAGTTAAAGTTTTTTAGAAAAATAAAAATGGAAAAATTGAGTTTACAAAAGAAGAACTAGAAACTCTTTTGAATGAAGTTTATTGGGATGGGTATAACGCTCGTAATACTTGGACTTATACAACACCTTGGACTTATACGACACAAACTTCAACAACTAGACCAAAATATCAAGTTACTACAGATGGTCCAACTTATACTACTGATGTATCATTAGGAACGGAGATAAATAAAAATGAAATTTGAAAAAACTCAAGTTATGAATTTTGAAGGAGCTTTTAGAGGACTTCGTAATCCTCTTGAAAGTTGGGCAAAATCTGATAGTCAATTTGGAATTGCAGAATTAGAGTATTGCGACTATGATTATGAAATAGCAGCTGATTATATTGATGCAAATGAAAAATATGATTTTGATGAAGAGTATAACAAATGGGATGAAGCAAATGAGAAATACGCTGAGTGGTTAAGAGAAAATGGAGTTTTAAATTGCAATTGTGACCATAATGCCGTCGAATATGCATTTCTTGGTCCAAAAGATTTAAATTTAGCTCAACGTATGATTAAAGCAGGAACGAGTGATAGAAAATTCTTGCGTCAAATCATGGTTTCTGTTGATATAACTGCTCCGCTATATTGGTGGAAGGAATTTGATACTTACAAAGTAGGTACTGTAGCCAATAGTACTTCTACAATGCACAAATTAGCATCTACTCCAATTACATTTGACTGTTTTGAAATGGATGATTTTGAAAATCTAAGAGTTTATGACAATGAACCGTATAATACAGATACTTTTATTACAGATATTTGGGATGATATTATCGGATATTGTGAAACTCTCAGATTAAGATATAATGAAACTAAAGATAAAAAATATTGGAAAGAATTAATTAGAATACTTCCTGAGGCATGGTTACAAACTCGAACTGTAACTCTTAATTATGAGGTATTACGAAATATTTATTTCCAACGTCGTTATCACAAATTAACAGAATGGCATCAATTTTGTGAATGGATAGAGTCACTTCCTTATGGTAAAGAGTTAATTACTTATGAAGGATGATTTGAAAAATTAAAAAAATTATTATATAATAAATTATAAGAACAAAATAAGAGGTAAAAAGAATGAAGAATACAATAAATAAAGAAATTTTGGAAGGTAGACTTTATGATTTTGATTTGTCAAAAAAGACAGTAAAAAACCAGGCTTCTAATTATTATGGACAGGAGTTTTGGTCAGGAACAATTCAAATTGCTACCGATGAAGCAGGCTTGAATGTTATCCCCGTTCATTATACATTTGTACTTCCTACCTTTGGAAATGGTAAAACAGATTCAAGATTCTCCGCTTTTGAGAAGATTACATCTGAAGAAAAGACTTGGTTAAAGGTAGGAAAAGAAAATGCAGAAATGATTAGACTTACTCCTTCCGGAGATCTGAATGACTTTTATATAGTAAATGATGACAGAGCAGTATCTGCTCAGAGAAATGAAGGTGGTTTTATTACCTTTATTAAAGAACTTGCTCCTGAAGGAACTTCAAGAAATAAGTTTACTTATGATATGATTATTAATAAGGTAACTGTCGTAGAACCTAAAGAAGATACAGATGATGTTCTTCATGCAAGAATCCACGGTGTTATTTTCAACTTTAGAGGAGCAATTCTTCCTTGGGATTTAATTGCTTATAATCCTAAAGCTATTGAATATTTTGAAGGACTTGGAGTTTCAAGTGCAGAACCTATTTATACTCAAGTATGGGGCAGCATTAAGAATACTACTATTAAAGTAGAAAAGGAAGTTGAAAATGCTTGGGGAGAACCTATGATTGAGTATTCTGAAAGAACTCGTAGAGAATGGGTTATTGAAGGAAGTAAGCCTCAGCTTTATGATTTTACAGAAGAGGATACCGCAGAACTTCAAAAGAAAATTGCTGACAGAAATATCCATCTTGAGGAAGTAAAGAGTGCAGCAATTGAGTATGCAAATAATCAGAAAACTACTACTCAGTCTACCCCAACACCTAATAAAATGGCAGGTCCATTATCTAGTATTCCTACAGGGGGTTTTGATTGGTAATTGATAGGCAAGCGGTTTATCCGCTTGCCATTTTGACTATGAGTATGGAAAAAGAAAATAGTGAGGTATAAAAATGGCAATTGATTTAATGAAAATTTAGCCCCATAAAGTAAGTAGAGATTTAAGTGGATATATTACTTATTTATATGGGCCAGGAAAAATCGGAAAAACAACTTTTGGCTCACAAATGCCGAAACCACTTCTTTTAGCTTTTGAAAAGGGATACAATGCAATTCCTAATATTTAGGCAGCAGATGTTTCTACCTGGTCTGAAATGAAACAAATTTTAAGACAGTTAAAAAGACCAGAAGTAAAATAGAGATACCAGTCTATTATAGTAGATACTATCGATATTGCTGCGGCCGCATGTGAAAAATATATTATAGACCAGAATAATGTAGATACATTAAACCAAATCCCTTATGGACAAGGTTGGGTTCAAGTAAAAAGAGAACTTGAAAGTACATTTAGAGCTGTAACACAACTCGGTTATGCAGTTTTATTTATTTCACATGATAAAGATAAAACTTTTAAAAGACAAGATGGAACTGAATATAATCAAATTGTACCAACTTTAAGTAATAGTTACAATGAAATTATTAAAAACATGGTTGATATATATGGTTACGCTCATCTTGTTATAAAAGAAGGTGTGCCAAGTAGAGCCTTAACTTTACGTTCTTTAGATGGAACAGTAGATTGTGGTTCTCGTTTCAGATATATGCAGCCTGAAATTAGTTTTTCATATAATTCTTTAGTAGATGCTTTAAATCAATCTATTGACAAAGAAGCTGAACATGCTGGTCAAGAATTTATTACAGAAGAAAGAAATACATCAACATCTTACGAAGAACTTGATTTTGATGCTTTATATAAAGAATGTTCAGAAATGTTAAAGTCTATTCCCCCAGAGAAGAAAGAATACTACCGTCCTAGAATTGAAGAAATTATTGGACGTAACCTTGGTAAAGGGAAAAAGATTTCACAAATTACAAGAAATCAAGTTGAACAGTTATCATTAATTGTATATGACTTGAGAGAACTTTTTGAAGAAGAAGTCAAGGAGTAATCCTTGACTTCTTATTTTTTTTATGATATAATATAATATATGAATAAAAAAGGAAAATTAAAATGATACCTGCAAAATGTGTAATTTGTGATAAAACCTTTGATAGAGAAAAAATTTCTTGCGTAAAAATAGGAAATAGATATGCACATGAAAAATGTACATTAGCTAATCCTAAAAAAACAAAAGAACTATTTGACCGTGAAGATTTTTTTGCTTGTGTTAAAATCATTTATGGACCTAAATATGAATATCAAATGATAAATAGACAAGCAGAAAATTTTATTAAAACGTATGGATATACCTGGTATGGAATGACAAAAAGTTTACAATGGTTTTATTTTGTAAACAATGGCACAACAGAAAAAAGTAATGATGGAGTTGGTATCATTCCATACGTTTATGACAAAGCTAAAGAATATTATAAAGAAATTGATGCTACACAAAAGAAGAATGAAAAGATAGAATTGCGGCAGCCGGTTATCGAGATTAAGGCTAAATCTCCCCGCGCATGGAAGCGACCGCCGCGTATGTTTGATTGGGAGGAAGAATGAGTAAAATAAGATATGTAGATATTCCTGCTATTGTGCAGGTTATAGGATGTGTTTATCGGAATCCTAATCTTATAGATGATGAAAGATATAGTTTTACAGCAGAAGATTTTACAGAAGATTTACATAAAGTTGTATTTGGGGCTGTCTATAATCTTCATAAACTTGGTGTAGAAAAAATCACGACTTCAGTAATAGAAGATTATCTTCAACAAAAACCTAGGAAAATAGCAGTCTATAAAAATTATGATGGTACTGGTTATTTAGCAAAAGCTGTTGCAATTTGTCAGCCAGATGCTTTTAATTATTATTATCATAAAATGAAAAAGATGACCCTTCTTCGTATGTATAACGAACGAGCGGGTCTTGATTTGTCATGGTTATATGATATAAATAATATATTCGATCAAAAGAAGAAACAACGTCAAGAGGAATGGTTAGATAACACTACCGAGGAACAAATTGCTGAAACTAT